AGGGCAACTGCTTGGTTACCCTCACTGATTTTATCTACTGCTCTCTCAAGTTTGTCAAGCATCTCTTTAGAGAGATCTTCATATATTTGAAACTTGGCTTCTAAAACTTCTATGTCTTTACCAATTCCAAACATATTTACCTCACATAGCAGTTGTATTGAACTGCATAATCTTGAGGAATGATTCTACATCCTTATTCATCAGGAAACGATACTGCTGCTGACGGTCATGGTCCAGTGCTTCAAATGTTGCAATCATACGCTTGGCAACATCTGAATTAATTTTCATACTACGTCCATCTTGAAACTGAACAAAACCTTCTTTATACTCAAAGGTAGCATCTTGAGCAATTCTCATAAGAGTTGCGAGTACTTCATGACCTCTTTGAATGGTGCCAATAGTTTCTTGCAGTTGAGAACCTTCTGGATCAAAACTATTGTTTTGCTTTTGAAGTTGAGTGGTTTTTTGAGCAGCCTTCTTTCTGAAATCAGAGAGACGTGCCTTCATAAGCGTATCCATTTCTTTGGTTTTACGCTGCATTTTACCTTTAGCTTCTTGAGCTTTGGACTGAACTTCTTTCTGTTTGTCCAATTTTTTTTGCTGAGCAATTTGCTTTTGTGCCCGTTCAGTTTCTGAGGGACCCTGATTTTTTTCGTCAGCTTCAATAAGATTTAATTCTTCGTTAGTCATTTTTTTCTTTGCTCTCTTTTCTCTATTTAAAAGAATGGTGTTTACGAACTTACGTCCATCTTTAGTTCTTCCATCATAAGATTTTTTCTTTTTAGAAGAAACAAATGGTTCTACAGCAGGTGGAATAGAAAGGTTGGCACCTGTTCCCACAGAATTTGTGGGAGCATCTTCCCACATCTTGCGACGAGCCTGTTGAAGAAGTTCTTTTAAGTTTTTCATATCCTATTTAGTTCTTCTAAACATTTTAGATCGGGATCAATATAATTGAGATATCCTTCAGGAAATCTATTGAGATAAATTAAAAAAGATTTGAGAACGGGCCAACATCTACTTTCAATCTTATAAAACAACAGAGGCACTGTAGCATCATTAAAAACATTGAAGAGGATTATCATATGATTTAAAATCAAATGATGTTTAAGTATATCGTCTTTCAGATATTTTCTGATTAATTTTTTAACATACTTAAATCTTTTTAGGTCCTCTTCAAATTCTTCTCGTGTGGTGCATTGAGGATTGTTGTAATGTTTAATAGCGAAGAAAACATAATTATCTTCATTCAGTTCATCAAATCTCATTTAATTATTATGTAATAGCGATTGTCTTAACTGTTCCTGTACCGCCAGCACCCTGAACATCTCCAGCAACAAATGCCTTATCAGATGCAGTTGTTGTACCAATATCAACGATAGTACCAGTGATTGTTTGAGCAGCGATTGACAAAGTTTGAGTTGTATTAGGAACAGTGAATGTAAATGCTACTTGTTGAACTCCTGTTTGAGCAGCAGCAGTTGCTGTAATTGCACCACCAACTGAACCAGTAACTACAAGAGTTGCACCAGCCGTAACTGTAACTTCTTCGTTGTAATTAACAATTACTGTACCAGTTGCAAGTTTTGCATATGTACTTGCAGCAAAGTAAACGCCAGCAATAGTAGCATTACCCAGAAGGTCAGTAGCACCAGCACCACCAAGTCCTCCAACAGCAACAAGAACTTCTTCAAGACCATTTGCATGTTTAATCACCCATCCACGCTCATCAGCAAAACATGTATTAAGATCGTTGGCTGGGTTGTCATTTTCTCTCAACCACTTAGGTCTAGATTCATCTGCTGTGCTTTTTCCCCATAGAGGCATGTTAATTCTCCTAATTAGTCGTTTCTTTTTATATTTATAAAAAAGGGGGACAATGAAATCCCCCATGATATCTAGTTTTAGATATTACTCAGGGAGTAATATCTTTTGCTCCTCTCTTTTTTAGTTGCCCCTGAACTTGAAGAAGAACTAAAGAAAGAATACCGTTTGATTTTACTTTGGGGTTTGCTCCAAGTGCTTCAGACAGAGCAAAAAGGACTGTTGCAATCAAAGCTTGATTAGCAAATGCCCATGCAATTACAGCAGACATAATAACCTCTAGTATAGGATGTTTCTATTTAGTCTTAGAATATCCTTTTTTAATATACTTAACCATACGCTCATACTTAGCGCCTGGAGGTGCAGATTCTTTCTTGGTTGTTTTACCACCGTCACAACCACAACCCTCATTGACAGGAGGACATGCATCATCACCATGTTCTGGACACTGCTCACCTTCACTAGTATGATTACACTTTTCAACTAAATTCATTTCTTCTCTCCAGTTAGAGAAATTTTCTTTTTTAGTTGCGATTGCTTTTGTTATAGCAGCACGGCGCTTCTTCAAATACTTATCAGATTTATCGGAATCGCCATCGTTATCTACATCAGAATCTTCTTTGCCTACGGGGTCAAGTGCTTCTTTTTTTGCTGTTCTAGCTGCTTTTTTAAAAGCATCTTTTGCTGGATAATCTTCGTGTCCTGGTTTGGCAGGTGCTTCACCACGAGCTCTCTTTGCATGAATGTTTGCATAAAGACCTTTCTTTGCTTCATCTAAATCTTCTTCTTCTTTTACACAGTTAGGAACTTCACGACCATTCTTCGTTTTAGTTCCCTTTGCCTTATAACCATCCCAGCAAGTAGAAGCACCAACATTTTTACGTGCTTGTGCAAGACCTTCAAATATATCATCTGAAGATAAATTATCAACGACAGTATTCATTAATGAACTATTATAATTTTCAGCGATTTCTTGTTTGTTATCAACTTCACCAAAACACTCTTTGCCGCCCATTCCAGCAGCAGAACGTTCAATTAAAAATTTAGAAAAACTATCGTTAAACATTTCCTTACAGGTACTTTTCTTTTTATTTATCATAGTAGTATGTTTAGGAGTGTTTAATTTACTATACTTTTCAATCTTTTGGCCAGGAGTTAAGCACTGAAGATACTCACGAGTTTCGTCGGTCCCTAATTCATGAACTTCATGGAGGTCTGAAATCCAACTCCTAAATGTTTTTTTGTTTTCATCTAAACAGATAACATAGTTTGGACCACGACGAATAATGACTCCTATTCTATCATTATTGTCTCTTACTTTCATTCCTTCTGGAAACACTTCACCGTTATAATACTTCTCACGAATATAAACCTTCGTGGTGTACTCTGAAAATTTATACATTAATACGATTGTTAAGAGTATATTATATTTATTTAAAGTTTGTGGGTAATCTGTTAGCGATCTCTTTCATAAGTTTTTTACAATCACTATCATTTAACGCTGTGGGAATGCCTGGACGAAATGTTGTAAAGTCACCAGCAAATGCTGCTCTTCTCATTTTAGTTCCAGAGATTGCAAATGTATCTCCATCAGCATCACGGTCACCAGATGAGATTACATCAAGTTCATTAAACACAAAGTCTTTACCATTATACTTTTTAATCCACTGCATCGCCTGAACTCTATCAGAACCTACTACAAAGTATGCATTATCATATCCCAGTGACTGCAATTCCTGAAGGATGGTCACAGGGTCTTTAGCAGTAGCACTACTGAATATTTTACCACGATGGTCTGGAAGTGATTTAGTCATATAGGTCAACTTCACATCAGGAGGTAAAGGATTATTACCTTTAGAATCTACAGACTGACTGATGTAAATACGATAATCATTACTGCCAGCAATTCTCTTCAGATTTGAGAAATTTTCAGCGTGACCTGTAGTGCAGGGTTGGAATCTGCCAAATGTAAAGTAACAACTTTTGTATTCTATGAGACTCATTTCTTCCAGTTCTTTTCTATTGTGAAATTATTTTTGCTAAACTCAATACGATTAACTAATTTCACCATATCTCCATCTTGATGAAGAACATAACCTTCAGGAGTAGTAACTTTATAACCACCATCAATCTCAACGAAAGTTCTAAACTGTTCTAAACTATCTAACTTTTGAATAATGAATAGTTTTGCTTCCTGAATAGTTTTGTACAAAGCAACAAATGCTTTAAATTGTCGTTCATGATCTTCTAAGTATTTAATACCGCTATAAAACAAATCTCTTTTCTTTGTTTGGGCGGCGGCAGTTTTAACAGAGTTAATTTCCTTATCCATCTTTTCTTTATAGAACATAGCAAAAGATTTTAAAGTAGCATCAACATTAGTAATTGTTCTCGCTGCTTTAATCTCTGCATTAAAGAATGGTTTTAAATAAGACCCCACAAAAAACTTCGCATCACCAGTGGTGCCAGAGTTTTCCACAAGGTAATCGTGAAACTCTGCAGAAATTTCACACATTCTGTTTATTTGCTGGATGTATCTGTTGAATCTTTGTTCTTCCGTTTGCGAGAAAGATACTTGCTGAACTTCCGTATCATTAGAGATAACGGCAACATCATCAACAGAATTAAATCTCGTAATATCAACACGAGGTCGTGCAGACATATCTGCAAGATCAGGACCACCAGTATAATGAGTATGAAACACCACTCCAATTTTAGCTCTATTGACTTTTTTACCAATAGGATGATCAGTTGGGATACCATATGTAATCGTGTTAGGTCTGAATACTATTATCTCTTCGCCATCTACTCTCTGCGTTTTCTTATCGTCGGTAAACAAAAGGTCTCCCTGTATCACACCAGTAATACCAAGTTTAGAAAAATAATTTAAACAATCTTTGAGTTTTTTATTTAACTCACCCTCGTACATATTATCAATATCACCGTCTGTATAACATATCTTTGGTTCTTTTTTGTTGAAAACTGATTTAGTTCCAACAAAAAATAAACTTGTTATAGGGTCTACACCACATACGACAGAAGGAGCGCCGTCCCATTTTGTTTGAAGAAATCCTCCTGTAGATTTCTTACCAATCATATTTTTCAACTCAGTAAGAAAACTAACAATAGCAAAACATCCTTCAGAACCATAGTTCAATACTTCGTCTTCAAGGTGTTCAAGATGTTTTAGTTTAACTATGTTTGCCATTAATTTGAAAAAATTAAAGTATAATTAACAGTTCCTTGTGTTGCAGATATAAGATCAGTAGCAGATTTACTGCCAATAATATGTATGTCTGCGTTTGTTATTTTTTTAACTGTAAAAAATATTTCACCTCTTCTAAATTTAGCAAGGTCTATATAAGCTTGAAATATTGTTCTGCCGATCAAAGTGTTTCTCATTATTTCTTTTGATTTTTCTTCGCTATTTAATTTATCCGCAATATATCTGGAAAATAGTGATGTCATTCCAGATCCACACTTCTTAAGTGATGCCAGAACAGATCGGGAACTTGCTGTTGGAAATTCGGAAGAGTTTAAAGATGACTGAACTTGAATTGCTTTTCTAATTACTTGTCCATAAACTGGATTATCTAAACACCCCGCCTTTAATTGTTTATATAAATCATCTGGATTTATGGTTGGATTTTTATTTCTTTCTGTTGATGTAGATGGTCCAACCGAAAATCCTAGAATTTTTTCCACACCATATCTATAAACATATCTCATAGCTTTTCCACCAGTAATTTTACCACCATCAATTGATTTGCATATTTGCATAAGATCTTTTAATGTTGGTGCATTATTTAATCTATTAGGATCTGGAGTTACATGTGGCATTACATTAGACCACAAAGAAGGGTCTGCACCTTTTTTACCTGCTTTAGATGATATTAATCTTCTTTCTCTACCACCATCAGAGTAAATAAATTGCAAATAAGAATCTACACCAGCAAATGATGGATCTGTAGGGACAGCAAAATATTCTAACTTTCCAGTGCTTGGTGTTTTTAATAATTGTGGTGAAGAAATAGTTGTATTATTTCCTAATAAAGCTTCATATCCTATGAGAAGTTCGCCAAGATAAATTGCCAACTGATTTTTTTCTTTATCTGATACACCAGCATTCCATATAAATTTAGAATTTCCTGTTATACTTCCAGCATCTTCATCTACATCATCATAAAAAAATTGAACTACTTGCTCTAGAATATAATCTGGAACCGATGGTTCATTTGTCAAACCATCAATTATTGACACAGCTAATTGTCTTGCTGAAGTAAATTTTTTACATGGAACATTTTCCTGTTCATTTAATGTAGGAACTACTATACTTTCTCCTCTATGAATTAATTTAGTAGATTCAATTTGAAAAGTTGCTTTTCCATCTTTTACTTTATCAATACAATTAATATGAATCCACCCTGTTCCTTCATTACCAGCATCTACAGATATAAGATTTTTGAAAGTTCCAGTATAATGATAGGTATCACTTTCAAAAACTGTAATGGGATGACCGTGTTCCAATAAAACTTTATTGAAAAGATTTCCTGAATTATTTTGAACTTGTAAATAACTTTTACCTCTAGTATTTGAACTATTTGCTTTTACAAAAGTTTCTACTTCTCTGTCCTTAAAATACTTTTCCCATTTCTTATCAGTTTGCTTGGACATAAAAAATCCCCCTTATAGGGGGTATTTATTAGATATCGTTTGCTACTCGGTTCTCGCTACGCTCAATACTAAATGCACCTTCAGGGTAACGAGCACTTAATTTCTCAAAGTTCATCTGGATAATCTCTTCCAAGGAAACATTAAGTGCCAGACAAGCTTGAGCAACATACCACATAATATCACCCAATTCACGCTTCAGATGAAACAAGTTTTCTTGATTTACTGGTTTACCTTGGAAGACAATCTTCTTCACAATCTCAGTAAACTCTCCAGCTTCAGCAGACATTCCTACAGCAGCAGTAAGCAATCTCTCGGTAGGAAAATTTTCTCTCTGAAGTTCTGCAAGACGAGAAGAAAAATCAGGAAAGTTTTTACTGGGTAGAGAAGTAGTGGTGTCTACAAACTCAACATACTTATTAAGATCAATTGTCATAATTAAAATTTAAAATCAGTGAACTTTGCCATAGATTTACCTTGAGACTTGGCAATTTCCTCAAAGTCATAGTCCTGCCCAGAGTCAGCAATATCTGTTTGAGCAGTATCCTCTACATCATACAACCTCATCTTCGCTCTGTCAATACCCACTACAAATCTTTTATGCATCGTCGGATCGTTATAACGATTCTTCAATTGTTTTACCATGATTTGATTGAGGTTTTCTAATTCTTCAGTGCTAATAAGGGCAAACATGAGATCAGCAGTAGCAGGCAAACCAAAGGACTCTGAAGTATCAGTAAGATCAACATCAGTACTACCATAACCACTCCTAGTAGTTTGAGTAGCAGACATGATGGGCACGTTGAACTCCACAGCCAGTCCTCGTAATTCTTCGGCAATTGCTTTAACAAACGTATAAGAGTTGACAATTGTCCCCTTGTACCTAGAACTGCTGCAGATATTTAGATAGTCAATAAAGATAATATCAGGTTTAAAACTCTTCTTTAAAGATAAATCATTCAAGAGTGCTTTGAAATGTCCAGCATGAGCAGCTGCTGTAGGGTATTCTTTAATGATAAGTTTGCCGTTAGTTTTCTGTGCTAACCTCGTGACTTTAGATGAGAATATTTGTTCTGGGATCTCCTCAATATCTTTGATGTTGATATTGAGTAAGTTAGCATCAATACGTTCTGCGATCTTCTCTTCTGCCATCTCCAGAGTGATGTATAAAACATTCTTTCCGTAAAGAAGGGTGGTAGCAGCCATATGACACATAAACAAAGATTTGCCAACACCTGTTCCCGCAAGCGCAACATTAAGAGTTTTATTGGGTAACCCTCCTTTCGTAATTTTATTAAATAACGAAAGATCAAATGGTATCTTATTTTCGTTACGGTGATAATATTCGTAGCGCGTTTCATAGTCTTCTATGTAATCATGTCCAATGTGCTCATCAAAAGAAACGGCAAGTGCCTCTTGAAGAATTGAAGGAATAGCATCTTCAGTACGATTCTTATCTTTACCATCGGCAATCTTTACGCTCTCTAGGAGAGCAAGATAAACTGCACGTTGCTTACACCATTTTTCAGTGGTGTCAAGCATCCACTGCGAATCTACATCAGTATTGTTAATATCATCTAATTTTACTTGAAGTTCTTTATAAGAATCTTCATTTAAATCTTTGCGATTATCAACTTCAATTCGTAGAATTTCTTGAGTAGGTGGTTGACCATAAGAAACTACAAACTCATTAATAATATCAAACAGAACCTTATCTGAATAATGCGTGAAGTATTCCCCTTTTATATAGGGTATTACCTTACGCATGTAAGATTCACTGTTGACAAGGTTTTTTAAGATTGTACTTTCAATCGTTTCCATCAAGATCCATAGCAGAATTCTTTTTGGGCACATTCGTCAAGTGCTTGAAGAATATCTGGAGTAAAGAATTTTTCAGGATCCTTATAGATAACCGAAGGATATACACTGCCAGAATCAGTTTTAATGCGATTACCCACACGCTCAAAGACTCCGTGCTGTTCACCCAGTTCCAATAGTCCATAGTACTTATCAAGACCTCGTTCATCAAAATACAACCTCGTTTCTACATCAGAGTTTTCTTTAGTAAAGCGGGACTTCTGTGCCTTCACTTTAATAATATTACCAACCTGTTCAGTACCATCCTTCTCCTTCTTTTTAGAAAGAAACAGAATAGTAGAAGCAGAATACTTCAGACCAGCACCACCACCCATTTCTTTCGTAGGAACATAAGCACCCACAACTTCATAGGTATGATTTGTAACAATTAAAGGGATGCCCGCCTGACCCAATTTCAGAGAAAGAATCCTGAAGATAGATTTAATCACCTGAGCACGAGTCATGTCACGAGTTTCTTTGCCATCAGAAGCATCCTGAACCTCTTTCGTGGTAGAAAGCATTCCCAAAGAGTCTAGCACAAAAAGAAGAGGTGGGCGGTCTTCTTTCTTAAGTTTCATATACTCATCAACAACCTTAATAGATTGTGTACGAAACTCTTGAACTGTTGATACAGGCACAAGACCTACACGTTTGACATCAATATCACGAGACAGCATCATATCTTTTGAGATGGCAGATTCAGTCTCAAAGTAAATAGCCTGCGCTAACGGATTTGACTGTAAAAAGTTTTTGACGATTGATAGGGCAAAGAAAGTCTTTCCAGTGCCTGACTCCCCCGCGAGCGCAGTGATTTTGTTTGATGGGAAACCACCGAATATGCTACCGCTGATAAGAGCGTTGAGAATATAAGAACCAGTGTCCACGAAAGAAGAACAATCCCCTGCGGCGATTCCGTCATCAACGACTGACGCAAATTCATTATCTAACTCCTTAATAATTGTATTTAAAAAACTCATAATACCTCACGAAAAAAAACTACTTAAAGAACCTGTACGTTCGTGTTTCCAACCAATACATTCTAGCACAGATTTAAGAGGTTCTAAGAACGATTTCTCAAACTGTAGTGCGTGGTCAATATATTTGTCCAATCCAAATTCAGGGGGAAGCGTGTTGAAAAATGAAATAACATTCTCGCTGATTGGATTGGGTGTCTTTAAATAGATAAATTTGATTTTTTCTCCTTCTTGGATAAGAGGAAATCTATTAGTAACTTTATACTGCTTAATATAGTGATTATACAATAATGCACCTCTGACAGCAATAGGAGTACTCTTCTTATAAATTTGAGAATAACTCCTGTACTTCTCAAGACCATTACAACCTCGCGGGAATGCAATATCTAGGTAGTTTTGTCTCTTGGTGTCTGACCTAATCTGGTCAATAAAATCAATCATAGTGTCATTCGTGCCTTCAATCATAATCTTATATGCCTCCTCAAGTTTGTCCCTGAAGTAGGCGGGGGTTGAAGACCGTTGAGTTTCAAGACCCATAATTTTCATTTTAGGTTGTTTATACCGAACTCCCTCGCTGTCCCATACATTTAGAATGTATCGTTTCTTGGCAGTCCAGATGCCACGGTTCGCAATATTCTCACGCTTCATGAACATTTTCTGGTCAAACGCATTTACATACGTTGCCAGTTCTTTGTAACAACCTTCAATATAAGGCTCAAGTTCCACTTGACAGATCTTGTCAAGGAACCCCACAACTTTCTCATCAGACGGCGTTCCTCCCTTGAATACAGATTTAACCAGATCGCCCAGATTAAGATAAATGGAATCAGTATCAACAGCAATAACATAATCTTTATTCTCCGTTTTAAGTATCTTATTCAGGTATTCATTCATTTTATTTTCAATCCAGCGGATTGAGAGTTGTCCTGAAAGAGTAATTGCTTCAGCATTCTCTATTCGGAAATAGCGAAAATACTCATTACCAATCGCACCATAGGCAGAGTTTAATTGAATCTTACGTGCCATTTGAATGTTATTGTACTTGGCAATATCCTTGACTAGTTGAGGATTCTTGGTATTCTCATATTCTTGTTTAGCAGCAAGCATCTTCTTCTTATAAATGGTGCGATCTTTATAGATCTTTTCCATAAGTTTAGGAAGGAAACCCTGTTTCTCTGTAGTAAAGAATGTACCATTAGGACAGATTGTTTGACCGCAGAGGTCAGACAGGTCCAGTTCCTTATTCAAGAGTTTATCTACATTCACTGAATCGTGACGGTGTTCCAACAAAGTTTCTGGACTGATGTTGTACTGCATAATCAGGTGAGGATACAATGAGTTAAGGTCAAAGTTCACCACCCAATCATAGATACCAGGAATAGGTTCTTTTACATAAGCACCAGCATACTGCTGATCTTTTGTGCTTTCAGTCTTAAATGGGATGACAATATTTTCACGAGACAGGGCATCGTAAATAATACTGTCCCACACACGAACCTGATAGAATACATCCTCAAAATTTACTTTGGCATCGTATGCCATCGTAACAGCAAGTTCAATCAGTTTCATCTTATCTTCCAACATATCCACAAGTTCTACGTCATGGATGTTGTACTCAATAAATTTCTGCCAGTTGCTGCGGTAGAAGTCTTGAAAGTTTTCAAACTCACTGTGGTCAAGTTTCTGCTGACCAAGTTCCACATAAGCGATATGATCTAACCGATAACTCTCCTGATTAGTATAGGTAAACTTCTGATAGAGGTCATAGTAGTCTAATGTAGCGACTCCGTAGATATCATAGTAAAGTTTTTTCTGACCTTTCACATAAAGTTCTCGTTCCTTAACCATGTTCCAGCATGACAGTGAACGCATATGTTTTGTGGATAACACACGATCCATGCGACGACAGATAAATGGCATATCAAAGAACTTGACATTCCATCCAGTCACAATGTCAGGAGTTTTCTGCACCCAATACTCTAGGAACTTTCCGAGAAGTTCTCGTTCATTCTTACAGTAAACATAATGCACATCAGAGCGAGTGTTATTAAACTCACCACAACCCCAAGTAATGATTTGCTTGCTGTTAAAATCTTTTACTGTGATGCAGAGAATTTCTTCGGATGCTTCTTCTACACTAGGAAAACCATTCTCTGATGTAGTCTCAATGTCCAGAGACATAATATTGAGTTGAGCAAAATCATAATCAACATCACCAGGATATTTGTCAAGAATATACTGATAGAGATACTTAGTATTACCATAGATAGTAAAATTATCTACAGTCTCATAGGTCTGCACAAACTCTTTTGCTTCCTTGATGCTACTAAACTTTACTGGTTCTACATAAGAACCTTCAAGAGTTTTATGCTTGGTTTTCTTTTTGGACGGAACAAACAGGGTAGGGCAAAACCCCTCTCTGTGTTCTACTCGCTCACCACCACTGAATCCACGATACAGAACGGTATCGTTGATAATGGCAACATTAGTATAAAAATTCATCAACCAACTACATCACGGTAAAATTTTAGCAGATCCTCACGAGGTTCTACAATAGTCAGAATATCAGAAGATCTGATGGGAATTTGTTTTTGATAAGAATAATCAATAAAATTATCAAGCGTTAGAAATACTCTTGCACTTTCTCTACAAGTAAACTCAACTCCAAACTCTAAAGAATTATCAGGAATTTCTTCATCATCTTTATAAAGATAATTGCGTACAATTTCTTTAGGATTGACTAATACACAATCAGCATCTTCACCCTCTCGTTCTTCAATCTCCGAGATCAGTGTCTGATGAGTCTTCAATAAAATCACCTTTACCATCTTCTTGCACTCCTACATTTTTAACGTAACTATCTAGTATATCATCCTTGGGTTCGCATGAGGTAACTACCCAATCATATGGAACAAAATAAGTTTCATCTTTAGATGTAATTAACCATGGTTCAAAGTTAATTAGATTTTGTTGTGTTTCTTCATTCAAAAGTTGTTGTTGTGAAATAGTTAACCTTACTGGTCTGATAAAAACTAGACTCATTTGTTTATCAGTTTCTTTATCAATAATTTCACGTACATCAGCAATAATTTCTTCCCCCGACTTCAACAGGACAAGTTGAACAGACATAATTTTCGTATAAACTACACCCCATTATAACATGAGATTAGTTTAATGACAAGCTGGCAACCTTAAGATTTCTTAAATGGGTTGAAAGTTTATCTAGATATCCTCTGTTACGGAGTTCTTTAAACACGAGGTTTTCTACAGCAAACTCACCACCTCTCTGAATAGATGATGCTCTCATGTTACGAAGTTTCTCTTTCAGTTTCTCAAATGCATCACGATCATCTGCTTTATTACCAATCAGGAAATCAATTTTCTCCATGTACTGCTGCACTTTTCTAGTAATGCAGGGATCTGAAAGATTTACTTCCTGATACACTGGACGACGAATCCAGAAACTATTTGTCAGCGAAAATACTCCTTGTCCTGATGGTACAGGATCTCTTCTATCTTGGGCATAGAGTTCAACATCATGTCCATAGATTTTAATATCGTGCGTGAGAGACCAAAGTTGTTTCTTGTCTCTAAGGTAATCATCAATAAGATCAGGACAATCGGCAATATCTTCCTTACTGACGAGAAGATGAAGATCAAGATCAGAATACTTAGTATAGTTGTAATTGGCATTTCCACCAACAAGGATTACATCAATAATAGCATAATTTGGAATGTTAGCAAACTGCGCCCATTCTTCTGCAACACGCAGTAGTGCTTCTCTAACCTCTGGTTTGATTGCTTCCCCCACCCAGAACTTAGGATTTAAATTATTATTATAACGAAGAGTTAGTTTGAGGTCTCTATAAGTTTTCATTAATCTTAATCGCCTCCACGAGATGAACTGGACTTAGATGCACATACCTTTTGTCCAGTTGACTTATATGTTGTAGTTCTACCATAGCACTTTGCTTTTGGTTTTGGAGGATTAGCACCAAAATCTCCCTTCATTTCAGTAATATATTGCTTAAAGGTCTTCATCCTTTTTTATTTTTATTTATAAAAAAAGGGGGGACTCCTCTGATATTTGCCAGAGGATCCCCGCGCCGACGATATTCAATTCTATTTATTTAAACTCATATGTTTTTTTCTTCTGATGGTCTGGGATAACTCTCTTAAGTTTAACGACCAGCATACCATTATCAAATTGAACATCAGTTACTTCAACATCATCAGATAAAGTTCTGCTCCAGGTAAATGCCCTTTTTGCAATTCCTCTGTGCAGATACTCATCTTCATATTCTTCTTCTGCTTTTTTACATTCAACAAAAAGTTTATTCCATTCTGTAGAAACTGTAATATCATCTTTAGCATATCCAGCAAGTGCAAGTTCTAATCTAAAATCAATACTGGATTCTTTTACAAGATTATGTGGCGGATAGTTTGCTATATCCTCATGGACTGTGGCGAACCTACGAATCCACTCATCCATTCCAATTCCAAATCTTGATGCATCATTTAAAAGCGCGTTAATATCGGCAATCTGATACTTAACCATTTGTATGACCTCCTAAAAGCGTCTGTAGTTTATGTCCCCCTAAAGGCGACACTATTATTTAACAACAAAGCATTAAAAAAGGGGTGTTACCCCCCGAACATCATTCTTCGGATGCCACTACTTTTTTCTTGCCGATGTTGTACTTTGCTTCCAAAGTCCACTCATCTTTTTCTTTATAAGCAATAACCTTGATTTGATTAAGAGGAGATACATCCTCAATTGCATCAGGTTTGGTTACACTAATCAGTTCCCAATCAACCAGAAGTTGAGTAATGCGATTGCGACGCTGAACATCATTCAACGTAAGGTTTGCTCGTTTGCCGTCAAGAGCAAACAGTTCCTTAAAATGAACGATATAATATCGTCCTTGCTTGTGTAAAATATGGCAGGATTGATAGAGTTTCTTTTCCTTCCGTGAAGCAACTCCAATACGAGTTAAGGTCTCACGAACTTTAAGAAAGTCATCAGGCTCACTTAAAGTAACTTCTATCATTTCATTTGGTGACCAGGATACTTCAATGTCAGTCGCTGTAGTCATTGTTTTCCACCTCTATACAATTTCAGTTTGATAAAATTTAGTTGATCGTCAGAAAGAATACTCAGAGCAGTCCTAGCTTTCTCATTACTATAACCATAATAAGATTTAACTACTTCTAAATCATTCAATTTTTCTTTCTTTAACCAGGGAGAAAATCTCCGTTTTGGTCTGACAATATTTAGCAAAAAAATATATTGTAATTCTGTAGATAAATGATGATTGATATTCATCTCATTTGCCATCATTACAGTATCAATAAAACCAGAGAGACAGCGATTAACAATATATGGAGGATACTCTTTCTTATTCTCCTCCGTCATAATATTTTCTTTTTCGTGGTTGATAGAATTCAACCAATGTTTGAGTTCAGTTTTCATGTTTTAATCGTTCGCACAGGACCCATTACACCTTTACCTGACGAAGTAAATTGGTAAATCTGAACCGTGCCATCAAATTGAGTAACAACAATGTTATCTCCCTGAATGACTGCCGAGGAAACATTAGTACCAAAGGTGGCAACGGGACCAGAAAGTGTGCGAAGTTGAGCGACACCGTTTTTAGCAACAACAAAATAAGATGTATTAGGCATGATAGTTAGTAATTAAAAGTTCAGTACGGTCTTTTTGTTCATTCATATAGTCACCAGTAGACCTCATTGTATAAGTCAAGTCCCAGGTTGATTGATAGTAATCTTTATACCACTCAACAAGTGTAGGATTACTGTTGTAAGTAATCATCCACTTATCTTTTACATTACCTTGATCTATGTAGGCATGAAACATCTCATGGTCAAATCCTTTATGAAGCTCTCCTTTCTTACCATACAAATTGTTTTTGATATCGTAAGGAGGGTCAAGAAACCAGAATGTTCCCACAGGAGCAGATGTCATCATCATCTCCCAGTAATTAAGATTAGTGATTTTCCAGTCTTTAATAATTTCACCATACCCAGGAAGTTTCTCAATATTATTCATAGAGAAATTACTAATGCTTGCTTGTGGCGAGAAAGCAGAATTCTCAGTCAGACCAGAGAAACTACACTTATTGATAATGTAGAATGCTACAGCACGATAGAAATCTTCTGCTTCTGGATGATTGATTGCAATCTTCATTTGATTGAAGAGTTCTCTACCCTTATCATAATATTCTTCAAGTTCTTCTTTGTTTGCTTTTTTATCTGGCACTGGTCCAAGGTCTTCTTTATATCCTTTCAGAGATTCGTATAGATCTTGTGGTTCATCACGAAGGATACACCAGAATGTATAGAGAGGATTGTAGAGGTCATTTACCCACACAGGAATGTCTGGATTCTCTTTAGTGAATGCAATAGCAGCACTACCTCCACCCAAAAAAGGTTCACGGTATTCTGTGATGTTTTTAGGAAACTTTGGCAGAAGATATTTCATGGCACGCGACTTACCACCAGGATAACGAAGAGGAGTTTTTAGTGATTTCATT